GAGGACGGCACGCCGGACCCCCGCGCACCCGCTGGGGCGCGGCTGTCCGAGCCAGATCAAGATCAGGAGCGGGCGGGGAAGAGAGTCCCCATGTCGCTAGTAGCGGGCGGCCGGGTTCCGCTTGTTCGGCGGGTCCAGGCGTGGCCCGTTGACGTCGTGGATCGACGTGGCAGACGTCAGCCATGTGAACACGGCCATCGGGTCGGCGATGTCGAACATCACCGGCGCAAGCGTCGGGAAGTGGTAGATCACCGTGCCCCTCTTCGGGGCCACAACTCGCAGATGTTCGGGGAGGCGGACGGTGCCGTCGGCCTGGTCGAGGCGAGCGAGGTACAGGTGGCCGGTGTCGTGGTGGATCCCCGCGACTGTCGTCACAGCCATCCTGTACCTCCCTCGTCTACTCAGAGGACTGCGAGCATCCCGAGGATGAGGTGTTCGTAGTCCGGATCGGCGAACCAGCGGTTCTCCCCGCCCATCAACTGCTGCACGCCGGTAGTCAGGATCTCCGCCCCGTCATCGGGGCGACCACCGTAGGTGCGGCCAGAGTAGTGCTCGATGAAGTCATCCCGGTAGCCCGTCTCGTCTCCATCATCGGAGGACGAGATGACGCTCTTACTGTCGAAGGTGCGCGTTCCGGGGGCGCCCGTCGAGATCCGAGACATCAGGAACACCCACTCGTACATCTTGATCTGCGGCAAGGCGTCTTCCATGCCGTGCCCCAGTTCGTGGGTCGTGACCGCGCGCTTGTAGTCGAGGTCACCGTAGGTTCCGATTTCCAGTTGGCTCTGGTCGTGGCGGGCCCAGTACATCGCCCGGAGCTGGGTCTGCGTCAACACCAGGCCGGGGGTGTCGGCCTGCCCGTAGGTGTGTGCCTCGAACTCGCGCACCCACTCGGTGGGGTAGTTCGACGCCGCGAACCTCAGCAGTTCTTCGGCCTCTCGCCGGGCGGCCGGTGTGTCTAGACCGTCGCCGAACGCGGCGCGCGGCATAGCCCCGTCCTGCCCGCCCATGGGGCGGATCTCGGACAGCACCTCCCGCCGGATAGCGGCCAACTCGACCATCTGCTGTGCCGCCGGGAGACGGTGCAGCTCGGGGCGGTCTCGGAATCGGCGGTTGACCTCGACGGAGATCGCAGCGCCGGCCTGCTTGACCGTCTCCATCTTGTCGAGCCACTCCTCGTTCGGGCCCCCGTCCCGGGGGTCGACTGCGAGTGTCCCGCGGCGGCCGGCCATGAACTTCGCGTTCGGGGTGGCGTCGCGGGCCGCTTGCACTGCCTGGTCGATCGACGCGGCATTGCGGCTCCGGTCCACAGCGGCCAGGTAGACACGGGTTCCCCGCCCAGGCGAGGTCTTCCCCCCGCTGTCGAGGAACCGGCTCCCGACGTCGCGCTTCACCGCGAGCTCAATCGCCGCTGCTTCCGCGGCGGTCAGGTCGGGGTAGTGGCCTTCCAGGGACCGGCGAACGTCGTCGACAACAGCTTCCTGCCAGGCAGGGGTGTTCAGGTTCTCCGCAAGCCGTTCCCGAACGACACGGTCGGGGAGATTCCCTGCCGGGTTGACCTGTCGGTGCAGGTCGTCGACCCGCGCGTCGATCGCTGCCTCCACATCCCTGGCGGCGACGTCGGCGCGGTTCCCGGTCTCGGCGATTCGGGCCGCCTCCGCTACTTGCTCGGCTTCGCGTGTGCGGCGTTCCTGCTCGGCTCTCGCCCGGGTCGCCTCCTCCGCTCGCCGCCGGGCGGCTTCCTCCTCGACTCGGCGACGATCACGTTCAGTACGTTCCGCGGCGCGCTGCCGCTCACGTTCCTCGCGGCGACGGCGGGCCGCGTCGAGCCGTGCCTGGCGTTCAACGGCTCGGCGGCGTTCCTGCTCCAGGCGGGCGACCCGCGCTGCCTCCTCCGCCCGCTGTCTCTCTGCTTCCTTCTCGGCTGTGGCCCGCTGGTTCTCCGCGCGTTCGCGCTCAGCCGCGGCGGCCCGGTCGCGTCGAGCGTTCTCCCGGTCCTGCTTCCGCCGGCGAGCCTCCTCGATACGGGCCTGACGTTCGGTGGCTCGTCGAGCCTGTTCCGCGTCGGCGTCGGCGCGGGCCTTCGCGGCTGCGGCGCGGTCGGCGACTTCGCGGGCGGCACGGTCCCTCTCGGCCCGTTCGCTGCGCGTCCGGGAGCGGGAGGCGCGGCGTGCGGCCAGTTCCGCGACGCGCCGTTCCTGTTCGCGCCGTAGAGCGTCGGCTGCGGCCTGGTCTCCGGATGCTTCGGCGAGCTGGAGACGATCAGCCAGGTCCGCCTTCCGCGCCCTGCGCACACCGACATCCAACGCCTTCGGCATCGGGGTGTCGTCGGGCAGTGGGGAGGTGGAGGGGCGGAGACGGCCGTCGGAGTCGCCGGCGTTCCCGACCTTCACCTGTTCCCGTTCACGGACGCGGGTCGCGCCAGTCTCCTTGACGTGGTCGCGGATGCGGCTTTCCCAGCGACGGACCTGCTTGCGGGCTTCCTTCTTCGCGTCCGGGGTCATGGCGGCCATCTCGACGCGCTTCGCCGCGCGGACCTTCCGTTCCAGCCCGCGGAGCTGCTGGCGGGCCTTGTAAGCCTCGGGGGCCTCGGTCTGGTCGCTGGTCTTGAGCTTCGTGATGCCGGGACGCCAGGCGGAGATCCCGTGGCCGCAGTTGGGGTGATGGAGACCTTGTGCGCGGGCGTAGGCGAGGGTTCCGGCGACGGCCACGGTTTCGAGTTCGTCGGTGAGCCAGTTCTCGACCTGCACGGTGTGGGGTCCCTGGACGCCGGTCAGGGAGATGACCTTGTGCTCCCAGCGAGCGCACAATGGGCACTCTTCGGGCGAATCGGACACGTAGACGAGGTCGACGCCCTCCGCCTGGTAGCGGGCGGTCTGCGCATCGAGGGACGCGCGGATGATCGCCGACCGGGCGGCCATCTCCGCGTACACGGCGAGGTCCCAGCGGCGGCCGGCCTTGTCGGTGAACCCGGTGATGCCTCGGGCGGCGAACTCGTCGAGGATCCGCTGGGATGCCTGGACGCGGGTCTCCTGGCCGACGACGACGCCGACCACGGCGCGGCCGACGATCTCCTTGTAGGCGTCGGGGACGGTCCTGGTGATCGACAGGTGCGCCGGGGTGAGGGTGTCCGACAGGGATCGGGCGATCCCGTCGAGGGCGCCCTGGTTGATCGGGGAGTCGTAGTCACGCCCGGCTGGGCCGAGCAGGTTGTCGAGGTCGGCGATGGCGCGACGGCCGCCGTTGAGGTCCGCGTCGTACAGGACGGAGCGGCCCACCGCGGCGGAGTCCTGTGCGAGGTTGCGGGCGATCTCGTTCACCCGGCGCTGGAGGCGTTGCGCTTCCTGCTGCTGGACGGTCAGGTCCCGCTTGTCGGCCTTCTTCACCGCCCCGGCGAGCGCCTCGATGAGGTGTTGCTCGGCGAGGGTGTAGACGTCGGTGAACTCGCGGATCAGTCGTGCGGGGGCAACCACCGTCGGTCACCCCCCGGGGCTAGAACCCGATGCGGCGGGCCTTGTCAGAGGTGAAGTCGTCCCAGTCGGCGAACCGGTCGTCGGTGGGGACGCACTCGACATCCAGCGCGGCACCTTCGGGGGTGACACGGCCGACGATCGGGTTCGGGTCGGCGGGGCCGCCGTTGTCTTCGGCGCAGAACGCCAGGAACGCCCGCTCCCCGCCCTCACCGTCAGCGGACGGCGCGGGGGCGGCGAGCTCGATGGCGAGCACCTCGACGCCGAGGACGGTCACCGAGAGCTTCACCGGGTGCCGCCGCGGGTTCGCTGACGGCGGGGGAACGGCGACGGACGACGCCCCGGTGCGGCGGTGTCGTCGGCCTCCTCGTCGGGGTCGCCCTCGGGGGCTGCGCCGGTGTCGTCGGCGGCCGTGTCCTCCGGGTCGCCCTCCCCGTCGCTGGGCGGGGTGTCCTCCATGTCGGCGAACATGTCCAGCGGCGACGGCACATCCGAGGCGGCGGTCTCGTCGGCGATGGCGTCGACCTCCGCCTCGACCTGGTCCTCATCCCAATCTGGGTGGATGTACACGACCGCCTGCTCGCGGGACATCGCGCCGGCGGCGCGGAGCATCTGCACGGTGCGGGCCTTGCCCTCCATGCTCTCCGACACACCCTCGTGGAACTGGACCTTGATGGGGGCGGCCGGGTCGCCCTTCCCGCCGAAGTGGGTGCGGTCCATGTCGAGGAGGAGTTTCGACAGGTCCAGCAGGAGTGGGCGTTCCCGGCGGATCTTCGCCCGCTTCGTGTTCTGGGTGCGGGTCTGCTTGTTCCACGACTCGGTGGCGGTCATCGCGGTGTCGGTGTTCCGGCCGAACGTCTGCCCCGAGTAGCCCGCTCCTTCGACGATCTCGGCGTGCAGGGCGTCGGCGATGGCGAGGTGCTTCTGGTCGCGGATGTCGAACTGTTGGGCGTGGATCTCCATGCCCTTGTCGTCCGACGGCATCGAGTTGAGGCCGATGTACACCTCGGAGTCGAGGTTGATCGACGCAGGCTGTCCCGGCCCCCCGGAGCGCAGGAGCATCTGGGGGACGTGGATGCGGGACTTCCCGTGCCGCACGTCCCGCATGAGGGACGTCCCCACCTCGTCGAGGGAGTCGAGAGCGGGTTCCAGGCCGGAAATGTCGGCCCGCCCGAGGTGGCGGGCCTCGGGAATGCCCCGCCAGGTGCGGGAGCGGGCGTTCGCCCCACCGACGACGGACAGGCGCCCGATGCCGGTGAGGATCCCCTGCCCCGACCCGTCGGCCAGCTCGGTCACGAGGGGCGCGAGGGCGGCGGTGGCGGGGTGGGAGTCCAGCGGCATCCGCCGGCCCAGACTGTGGGCGTCGCCGTGGTAGAGGGCGTGCTCGACGACCCCCTGGCCTTGCGCGGTGAGGCGGTGGAGCTCGAAGTGGCGCCAGAACACGGCGCCGGACTCGGCGAACTCCGACAGGAACAACACCTCGGTGAGGTAGCCGTACTTGAAGGTGGGGAACGCGGCGTCGGCGTCGACGAGGGACAGGATCGGCCCGTCGGGCTTCACCGCCTTGTCGATCCCGACACGCAGCCACTTCGACCCGAGCGCGGCGGAGGACTCGGCGGAGTCGTGCAGGATCGTGTGGGCGCGTTCGTCGATGAGCCGGTCGAGGGCGTCCTGGGTGGGGTCGGTCTCGGCGTCGGTGGCGTCGACGTCTTCGACGGTGATCGACGGCGGTTCGCCGTAGAGCAGGTCGGCGGACATGGACGCGATCTCCGAGGCGAGGGGCAGGTGCAGCTTCGTGCGCTGCTCGCCCTGCTGGACGGGGGTGCCCCACCACCAGCGCTGGATGGATCCCCACACGCCGCCGCGGTGCGCCGCGGACTGGTCGAACGACTTCTCGGTGGTGCGGCCGTAGGAGCCGCCGTACACCTCGGTGAGCGCGTCGGGGCTTCCGCTCCACCACGCGCTCCACGCGGAGATGTCGCGGTGGGGCTGGGCGAGGTCGCGGGGCGGCCACTCCGAGTTCGGGGCAGGCATGGGCACGGCGGGGACCTCCACGAGGGGACGGGAGCCCGCACGACGGGCCGACCGAGACCGGGGAGCGGGGGTGGGGGCCGTGCCGGGCGAGCCGCGGGGACACATCGCAGGTGTCAGGACTCCAGCAACGACGGCACGGACCCCGGTGGCGCGCGGGGGTTCCCCGGGTCGGGGACACCCGACAGGTGGGGTAGACCTGGTCGGGGACCGCGGGGCGCGCACCAGCAAGGTGTCGCCGACCTCCCACTCCCACCAGTGGAGGGTCGGCGACGGCTAGGGGAGGGCTCGCAGGACAGCCCAGGTGACAGAGATCAGGAACCACAGGTCCCGGGGCCGGGGGTAGCGGCGCAGCCTGCGGCAGCCGCAGGAGCCGCAGTCGAGACCCGGCCGGTAGTGCTGGTGGGTGTCGTGGGGGTGGTGGCAGCCGGGCCGCCAGCAGTGCCCGGTCATGCGGCGGCCTCCTCGATCGCCATCTGCGGGTCGACCTTCGGTAGGTCCCGGGCTGCGCGGGCCCGCTGTTTCGGGTCGGTGGTGCGCCACTCTGCGAGGCGGCAGTAGTCCGCAGATGCGTCCACGCTGATCGCGTTGCGTCCGAGGACGTCCGCCATGAGCGCGGTAGTGCCGGTCCCGCCGAACGGGTCCAGGACGACACCGTCCGGTGGGCACCACCCGGTGATGAGCCGGCGCGGCCACTCCATCGGGAACGCGGCGAAGTGATCCACGTTCAGCTCGGCCGGGACGCGGAGCGGCTGCGTCGCGATCTCCCACACCGACCCGGGCAGCTTGCCCCGTGGGTTCTGCGCGCTCGTCTGCCCGGCGCCAGCCGCAGCGAGTCGCGCGTCGGGACGGTTTCGCCGGTTGGCGGCGTGCGCAGACGTGTCGAGGTGCGGCTCGCGGATCTCGTCGACCGCGGAGTAGTAGCGGGGCGCCTTGGTGAGGTGCACCCAGTCCTCGTGCGAGCGTCGCACCCGGTCGGTGACCGACTCGGGCAGCCCGTTGGGCTTGGACCAGACGATCGTCGCGCGGGCGATCAGGCCGAGTTCGTCGGTCGCCGCGATGCGGTACCGCTCCGGCAAAAGCCGCAAGGACTTGTTCGGCCCGTACTTATCTCCGAGGTTCACAAAGATCGACCCCGACGGCTTCAACACCCGCGCCATCTCCCGGGTGCACTCGATCAGTGCGGCGATGAACTCCTGTGGGGTGGCCTCCGCACCGATCTGCGTGGCGTAGTGCTTGCCGCCGTCGGTGTAGGACCGCAGGCCGAAGTACGGCGGGCTGGTGACGATCAGGTCGACGGAGCTGTCCGGGAGGGGGAGTGCGCGGGCGTCACCGTGGACGATGCGGACGCTCACCGGAACGCGCCCTGGTCGGCGAGGAGGGTGTCGAGGTCGGCAGTGCCGAGCCATTCGAGGTCGTCGTCCGGGTCGAACTCCGGGCCACTCACAGTGCGGCCTCGGTGGGGAGGACCGATGCCCGGTCGGTGAGGAACTCCAGCGACACCCGCTGCATCGGCACACCCGGCTCCGTGGAGACGGTGGCGGCGAGGACGTTGCGGATCTCCAGGTCATCAACCTCGACGGTGGACTGGTCGCCCATGCCGCGGACGGTGACCCGCTGCCCGGCCCCGGCGAAGCTGGTGCCCGTCCCGGCGAGAGCGCGGACGATCCCGTGGAACAGGGCGTCCTTCACCCGCTCGCCCTCGGGGAGCTCGCCGTACGGCCGCATGGAGGGGTGGGCCTTCTGCTCGGGATCCTTCACCGGACCCCACACCCAGCCCTCCTGCCGCTTGTACTCGCACCAGGCGTCATGGAGCTGCACCGGGGACGCCCCGGCCAAGGCTGCCTCGACACCGGCGACCGAAGAGTCACGCTGCCAGCCGGGGGCGTCGCCCCACCCGGGGGACGGGTTCGGATCGTTCTGGGCGTGCTGGAGTGCCCGGTTCGCCTCGTGGCAGACGCGGGCGATCTCGACAGGAGTGAGCACGGTGGGGTGCCCCCTTCCAGGAGGTCGAAGAGTGGGGGAGAGGTCAGGCGGCGAGGGCGGGCGCGTTCACCGGGACGTCGTGGCGCCACTCGGCCTGCGTCGTGGCTATCGCGTAGCGCGAGCTGTCGAGCCCGTGGTCATTCGCCTTGATCGGGACGTCCTCGCCCCGCTCAGACGCAGCCGGGTCCCACGTGTAGCCGCCGATCTCGTCGATCAGCCCCTTGCAGGACTCGTGGACCACCAGCCGCCCCGCGTACAGCAGGGACGACACCAGGCGGATACCGCCGACGACGTCGTTCTTCGCGTTGATCACGTTGCTGACGCCGTCGTGGTAGAGCTGCACCTTGAACGACGCTGCGGCCGGGTCGACCGCGACCCAGGCTGGCTGGTCCTGCCCAATCCACTCCCGCAGGTCCCGGGAGAACTCGGCGTCGGTCTTCTGAATGCCGGCGACCTTCGGGTCGTGCCGGTACTCGCGGGTGATGACCAACCGCGACGGCAGCCCACGGGAGGCGTCGGCGGGGGCGATGCCGAGCATGTGCGCGGAGAACGGGTTCGAGGTGCCGTGGTCGACCCCGACGCCGGGGAACCGGGAGATCTGCGGGGGGGCGCCGCGGACGATGTGGCGGTTCTCGTCCCACATGTCGTAGACGGCGCCCTCGGCGACGACCCACAGCCCCTCGATGAAGCGCCGCCGCCAGATCCCGACGTACTGCGCTTTCAGGATGTCTTCGTAGCCTTCGGGGAGCTTCGGGTTGTCAGAGATACGGAAGTCGAACACCAGCATCGACACTTCATCGGCCTTGACGATGAAGTCTTTCCGTAACCAATGGTTCGGACTATCCGGGTTGGTGGTGGCGATGCATTTCGCATTCAGCACCCGGAGACGTGACATGAGCATCATCCAGAACGCCTGCGGCACAAGCGTCGCCTCATCGACCATGACTAGCCCGATGGTCGCACCACGAATGCGACCCTCACTCCTGCTATCGGAGGCGCCGACCAAATGAACCGTGCGGCCGAGAATGGTCGCAACCGACGATCCGGCAGTGTGGTGCACTTGCTCGGCGAGCGGACCGAACAACTCGACCGACATCATCTGGTCGATGATGTTCCGCTCAATTGTCAAAAGGGAACGGCCGACAATGACGATGAGGCCGTTCGTGGGCGCCTTCGGGACGGCCGCGAAGAACGCGACCATCGACGCGAACGTCTTCCCCGCCGACACTGCCCCCGTGTAGAGGACGACCTTCTTGTCCGTGTCGATCGTCTCCACGATCGACGCCACCTGCTTAGGTGACATCAACCTGCCGAACGCGCCCCGGTCACGAGTCGTCGCCGGCATCCGCCGCCTGATCCTTCCGGTACTCCCCGCGGAGCGCGTCCATCAGGTCACCGATGACCGACACGGCGGCGTCGGCGTTGCCCTTCGAGGCGTCGTGCCTCTCCAGCTCCATCGAGATCTTCATGGCGGACTGCACCGACGTCATGAAGTCCCGCACGTCCCGCGCCGGGGGGAGGGGGAGCTCGGCGCGCTCCCCGAGGGGTGTGATGACCTGCGCGGGCTCCCACAGGCGTTCCCGGATCCGGACGGCGTCGGAGAGGTGGTCCTCCATGAGCTGTGCGCGGCGGGCGCGGTTGTCCTGCTGCTTCGCCGCGGTCGCGTTCGCTGTCTTCGACCGGTCGAACACGTCGGCCATGCCGATCTCGGCGGCGATGGTGGTCACCGATGTCTTCGAGCACCCCAACTGCTTCGCCAACGCAGACGCCGACTTGAGTCCGGCGTGGTCTCGGATCGCCTGGGCGATCTCCTCGCGCCGTTCGGGCGTGAATCTGTTGTGCGACATCTGGGGTGTCTCGCTTCGTTCGGCCTCCGCCTCCGGGACGGGCAGGCTGGGGGTGGTGTCCCGGTCGCCTCCTGGGCGTCGTCGGGCCCCTGCACGGTGCAGGACAGGAAAGGAGCGGGGGCCGCGCTCGTTCAGGCGCGGTGGGTGAACAGCTCCCCGGTGCCAGCCCCGGTCTCGGGGGGCTTGCGGCGGCGGGGGCGGAGGAGGACGTCGGTGTCGCGGGGCAGCGACGCGAGCGCGCACACCTGCCCGCACGCGGCACGGTCCGGTGGCTGCACCCGGTCGGCGGGCGCGATGAGCCGTTCGGTGCGGCCCACCCAGGCGCCGGCGCCGAACCCGGCGGCGATTCCGACGACCGCGGAGGCCCCGGCGGTGACGAAGAGGTCGAAGTAGTCGAACACCGCCATCGGGCACCTCCTGCTGGTCGTCGCCCGGCCGGGCGTGGTGGGGTGGGGCGGTGAGGGCAGGGGAGGAACGGAGGCGGTCGCGGCTACAGCGCGACCGGGAGCTCGTCGTCGCCGCGGCGCGGGAGCTGCGGCACAGGGCGGTGCAGGGCGCCTACGCGGGCGCCCGCGGGCAGGATGTGGGGCTCGCGCTCGCAGCCGTCATGGACGGGGTCGCGATCCATCTGGACACCGTCCCGGTGCAGGTGCGGTCGGATGTGTTGGCGGCTGCGCGGGCGATCGTGGACGGCCCGGACGGGCCTGGTGACCCCCGCGGTGGGACGGTGCCGCCGTTGTCGGCGGGGGACGGGTTCTAGCCCGGACCGGCCACGGGGGGTAGTCAACTCTGATGAGAGTCAGACGGAACGTGACCGGTCCGGTCACGCATCGTGAACGATCAACAGTGGCGGTCCGTCCTAGGAGTGGGGGCGGGCCGCCCCTACGCGCGCGGTCCGCCCTTCACGGCGGGGTCGCCGATCGGGCAGGACTCGCAGCACTCGCCATCTGCGCAGGTGACCGCGTGGTAGCGGACACCGGGAGGCACCGGCAGGGGAGTGGCCGTTATGACAGTCTCCGTGTGGTCGGGGGTAGTCACGCTGTGGCCTGCTTCTGCATGAAGCGCGTGTCCGAGCCGATCGCGTAGACCTTCGCGCCGAGGAGTCGGACGGGCCCTGGGGGGAGTGCGGCGAGCGCGGCGAGCGCGTCCGCCGGGGCCAGATCGACAGGGGTGTCGGTCGCGGTCGTCCGGATGAACGGCTCTAAGGCTGTGCCGTCGAGGGCCATGCTGCTCCGGATCAGCGCCTCAATCGGCCACTGCTTCAACGGGGTACGGTCCTTCAACTCGTGGCAGTTCATGCAGGCCGGGACGGTGTCGACCCCGCCGACACGCTGGGGAGTCACGTGGTCGTGCTCATGCCGTCGGGCGAGGGGCATCCCGCAGTACCAGCAGGCCGGGCCGTGTTCATCGCATGACGTCGCGCTCACGTCGCCTCGCCGCCTCGGCGGTCGCGATGCCAGAGCGATCCCAGTGACCGGGCAGCGGCTCGGCCCGCCTCGGTCGCGTCGCCGTCGTAGCGGGCGGTGGTGCGGGAGTCGGCGTGCCCGAGCATCGCCTGGACCTTCCGCACGTCGTTGCCCGGCAGGTTCAGTGCCTGCGTGGCAGCGGTGTGCCGGAGGCTGTGCGGCGAGACGAGGCGGTCGCCCTGCTCGACGACCAGGCCCGCCTTGCGCGCGAGCTTCCCGACGAGGTAGCCGATCTGCTGCCGGGTGGGCCTGCGGGTCTGGTGGCGCCAGACGAACAGGGGTCCGGATGTGCGGCCGTCGAGGTACTCGTACAGAGTGGTCGCGGTCTGCGGGGGGACGAGAACGTCGTCCTCTTCGCCACCCTTGCGGGTGACGCGGAGGACCAGGTCGTCGCGGTCGCGGTAGAGGTCGGTGACGTCGGCGGTGACAGCCTCGGTGGTGCGGATGCCTGTGGAGAGCATCAGGTCCACAAGGGCGTGGGCGACGGGGCTCTCTTCGGCGGCTGCGTCGAGGAACCGGTCTGCCTCGTCCACGGTGAGGTGGCGGGTGCGGCTCTTGCGCGAAGGCCTGGGGCGGTCGACCTTGTCGAAGGGGTTGACCGGGATGACGTCGGGGCGCTCGTCGCGGACGTAGCCGTAGAACGAGGAGATCGAGGTCAGCTTCCGGGCGATGGTGGCGCGGCCGTACTTGCCGTTGCGTCCGCCGGGTTGGGGGCCGGCGAGCCAGTCGCGGTAGGTGTTCGCGTCGGCTCGGGTGAAGCGGACGGGGTCGATCCTGTGTTCGTTGCACCATGCGACGAATTGGTCATAGTCGGCGCGGTAGGCGGCGCGGGAGTGTGGGCTGGCGACGCTCGCGATCCAGGCGTCGACGATGGAGCGCTCGCTCCGTACGTGACTCAGATCGGCGTGGGGTCCGTCAAGGGGTGCGAGCGATGTTTCTGCCCGGACCGGGATGGCCTCGTCGGTCCCCTCATATGGGGTGTGCATACTTACGGTTATGCCAGAATCAGCTTGGCGAGAGGATCGCGCGAACTGGTCCTGTGACCCTCGACGCAATGCGCGTGTCGCTACCGCACGAACGCCTCGCCCCGTGCTAGCTCCGGCCGCGACCCACGCCATGGGGTCCGCCGGATCTGCCCGCCCCGCGAGGCGTGCAGCGGTCGGAGATGTGTCCGACACAAGAGCCTCGCCGTCGAGACCCCCGGGCCGTCATCCCGGCGCCCACGACCCGCCGCGGACGGGAATGCACGTGGAACGCCCGGATCACGAACCGGGACCCGACGACGGGGCGGATGCACGACGACCCCGAGCAGTGAGCCTGTGGCTCAAACCCGGGGTCGAAGGCGGGCAGCCGGCGCATCCTAGGAAGCCGGCCGCGGTCTCAGTGTAGCGGTGGGGTCCGACAGTCAGAACGACGTCGGGCGGGCGACCGCTCGGGTCAGCGCCATGAGTCCCGTCTGGAGGTCGGTGGCGGCGATCGACGCCCACCGCTGGTCAATGCCCTCGCAGGCGCGGACCTTGCCGACGAGCTGGTCGAGCGCGATGCCGTGGCTCTTGATCTCGTTCATCAGGTCGATCTCGGCCTGGGTGAGGTCGCGGTAGCCGGTGATCTTCTGGTGCTGGTTGTCCATGCAGGGTCTCCTGGTGGGTCAGAAAAGAGCCAGCTCGCCTTCGTCTGTCCACACCGGCGGCGGGTCGTCGTCCTCCTCGCCCCGCACGCTAGGGGTGTGCCCGTACGGGGCGATGGCGCCGCCTATGCCGATCCCGGGGCTGTCGCCTCTACTGCCGTACATCGGCCACCGCGCGATCACGGGGGCGTTGTCGCGGCGGGCGCGGTCGAAGTCCTCGGGGGTGCGGCAGAACCGCGGCTCGGCTTGGCCTGCGGCGTCGCGGCGGGCGCGGACGAGGGCCGCGCGTTCGGGGATCGTCATGTGCTGGTGACGGCCGGCGGTGAGGTCGCGGAGCCTGTCCGAGGTCGACGACCAGTAGCGGCGTGCGATGTCCCCGGAGCTGTCGACGATGCCGGGGTTCGTGTAGGCGGTCAAGACCCGGGCGTGCTCGTAGCAGGGGTCGCACACGCACATGTCGAGCTCGGGTAGGTACTCACGGTATGCGTCAGCGATGGTGAAGGTGGGGGGCATCTGTCCCCCCTGGATCGGTGTGCGCGGGCAGGGGCGCGAGAGCGCTGGATCGCGCCGGCCTGCCCGCGTCGACCGCGACCGACGCCAGCGTTGGTTCGCCGGGCCGCGGGAGCCTCGGGTGCTACTCCCCCGCGGTGAGATCGGTCGGTGTGGGGGCCTCGCGGGCGGGCCGCATGAGATCGCCGATCAGGCGTGGGATGAGTGCGGTCTGGTCGCCTCGGTAGCCGTGGTGTGCGTACGCCTCGATCTCGCGGGCGATGAGTTCGCCGGCGGGGCCGGGGTAGCGGGTGCGGGCGTGCCCGGCGGCGGTCGAAGCGCGGAGGCGTTCGTGCGTGCCCAACGGGTCGGGGCGTGCTTCGACGCGGGTCACCACATGATCCAGACGGCGAGGGCGACGGTGGCGGTGCCGAATCCGGCGGTCAGGTCGGAGAGGCCGCGGAGCAGGCCGGTCACCAGTCAGTCCTGGACCGGAGAAATCGGGGCGGTGGTGGTGGGGTCGCCGGGAGTCTCGTCCGGGGCGGTTGTGTCCACGACTGCCAGGTGCGAACCGATTCCCTCCAGTGCGACACCGAGAGACTGACCTACCTGGGCGAGAGCGTCCTTCACGCGCGCCTCGGTCTCGTAGGTGCCGAGCTGGTGGGCTGCGACGAGGTCGGCCCGGGTGAACCGGCACCAACGGTCCTGAGCGACGCCGGTGGCGACGGCGATGCGGGCCGCCTCCTCGTTGACTGCGGCGTCGACCGGGGAGTGGTCGGGGACGTGCTCCCACGCCGACCAGTGTCCGGGCGGGTACTCGGCGAGGAGCTGGCCGGTGTGCCCGGTGACCCGCAGGTAGTCGTCGTAGCGGGCGGCGGTGGCGGCGTCGGCGTGGTCGTGCTGCCGTCCGGTGGGGGTGTGGACGCGGATTGCCATGTGGGGTGGCTCCTCGAAACAGG